TCGTTTAAGTCTTTGTAGGTAACACTATATTCTCCACCATAAATCTCGGCATAAGAGATTATATCTTTATTGTATCGTATGGCAGTATTTTTGTCAACTAATCCCGTTTTATATTTTTTAATTGTTATTAGTTCACCAGGAAATGCAAAGTTCCATGCAGATTGTTTCTTTAATGCGGTATTCATTTCAGTTAGATACTTTTCTAGCCCTAGTCTACGAGATACCAAACCTTGTTTCTCTTCATATTCTTTTGCTACTTCGGAAACATCTACTTTATCAGACAAAACATATCGGACATTCTCATCATCCATCCTAGTAGACCAATTTCGCATATTCTCTGCATAGTCGACAGCATTTTTATATGTCGAATCTGCATATGCCATGCGTTGTTTGTCTAAAGTGGTGGTTTGTGCCTCTATTGCAAACGCGATTAGGTAACAGGTTGCGTAAGGGAACTTTTCATTGTACTTTTTGGTGGCGAAGTGAACATTTGGATTAAAAGATTCGATGCAGATGTTATCTTCCATAAGTCGCATATGATTTCCAATTGACGCGAACTCTGAAGTATTCATATCGCAGTCGACGAACAGACATTCCGCCGGATTTATACCTTCCGCCAAACATAAAATACTTTTGTCATATGTGCCGACGACTCGATGTCCCAAATTTCGAGAAAGAAGTGTTGCGCTCATTAAACCATCAACATCCGGAGATATAATTATATTTTTTGAGTATTCAAGCGTACTGAGTATTTCTTTTTTCAAAACTCTCCTTAAATGATGATATAATAATCCTACAATGAATGCACAAGACTGGTTAGGAATGATTCTTACATTGCTATCAATTCTAGCACTAGTTGCAGGCGGAGTCAAATGGCTTGTAAAACATTATTTATCCGAACTGCGCCCGAATGGTGGATCTAGTGTAAAAGACCAGGTCAATAGGCTTGAAATTAAAGTTGACAAACTGTATGACATTTTGATTGAAAATCGAATTACAGATTCTAGTAAATAATATATACTATATATAATATATATAAGATATCTTTTATATATTTAACTTAAAGATACATCTTTTTTCTTATATATTTTAAGTATACACGAACTTTCCTGATCTGTCAAATGAAAAACCGTATGGTATAATAATTTTATGAGTTCTGTCACCGCTTCCATTGATCAAGTAGGAGCATCTCCCATAAATATCCAATGGAAAGTAGTTCGTGGAGATTCTGCAACTCTTAAAGTAGAATTTTTAGAAGATGATGAAGTTACCTTTGTAGATATTTCTGATTGGACATTTGTTTCTTCTTCCTATGATTCTTCTGGTGATACTTTAGATGAATTGACCGTTGAAAAATATACTGGTTATGTTGTTATTACCGCTACCTCTGAGATTACAAAACTTTGGGGAACTGGTTATAGAAATACCGTTTTAGAATTACCTTTTGACTTGGAAATTATTATTCCTAACGATGAGTCTGGTGCAGTTGAATCAGAAGTTACTTGGACACCAGTTATTGGAACTATTGTAGTGCTTAGCGATGTAACAGGTACTGGATTATGATTATTAAAGTTACATCACCTGCAGTTACACCCTCTAAGGTAATTAAGGTTAACCTAAAAACCTTTATAATTAATAAGTGAGCATAAGTAAAAAGTCTGAAATTCCAGGGATGCAATCAAAGCCTAAATATGGCTATGCCGAAGCAGCAGCAGAAACAGTTATAGAAACAAATAACCCCTTAGTGCCCGATATAGACTACAGAATACTTGTAGGGCCACCAGGACCACAAGGAATTGCTGGTAGACAGGGAGAGATAGGACCAAAAGGCGATAAAGGGGATCCTGGGCCACAAGGTGCTAAAGGTGAAAGAGGACAAAAGGGAGAACCAGGAGAATCATCAATTGTTGCAAGCAACGGAATAGTTTCTCAAAATAGAAAGTCTGGTTGGGCATATTATGAAAATTTAGATCAGTCACAAATTCGTGTAGGACTATCTAGCGGAGATGAAGGATGGGTAAATATATTAAACGATGCAAAATCTGAAGGGACAAACGAAGAATATTTGCCAAAAGAAAATGTAAGTCTATGGAGTGCAGCAAATCAACAATTAAACTTTAAAGGATTAGATATAGGCACTAGAGTTGAAATAACTTATTGTTTTGAATTAGAAACATATGGAAATAATACTGAGGTTTGGATAAGAGCCTTTTCTGAAAAAGCAACTTTAAATTCAACACAGTTTGTAGCAAACCTAAAATATAAATATCTTTATGATTTTTCAGTTACCCAAACCCTGTACATAGTAAATGACAGAATTAGAAAATATGGAATTAACCCACAAATTAGAGCAGATTTTGACGGGGATGTAAAAGTCAAATCTATCTTAGTCCACATTTCTTAGTGGTATAATAAGATCATGGCATTTCCTGGAACATATGACTTTGACTATTATCGTGGAGACACATTTGTTTTTACAATTACCCCAAAAACTTCTGCTGGAGCAACTTTCCCATTAGATTCCTATTCTGCTGCGGGAGCAATTTTTTCAATTGCTTCAAGTAGAGGAGACAGCCCAACTACATCAATTGATAGTGTTGCGGATACAACTAAACTTTCTGCAGTAATCAATACAAGTACAGACATTATTACTTGTACAATTAAACCAGGTGCTAGAACCGATTTGGTTGGAGGATCAACATATTATTATGATGTTGAAATCTTTAATAGTGCTGCATTAAGATATACACTTTTAACTGGAGCAATTACAGTAACCGATGACGTAACTGGTGCATAATGCCAGAAGTTTTTGTTTATGAAGACTCTATAACTGTTTATGAACCAAATTTAAACATTGTTCTCAATACCGCTCCAAATTTAACTGGAATTGACCAAGAAGTAGAAGTAACGCAAGTAGCAACCGCAATAACGGTAACTGAATAATTTTTATTAATATGGTATAATATTTCTATGGCTGCCGGAAACATTGGAACTGATCAAACTCATCACTATCCCCTTGCAAAAATGCCAGCGCTAACTGACGCTGCAGATATTCAGATTGCATTAAGAAATTATCATTATGGACAAGACACTCCCATTGCAACTGGCGTAGCCCCAACTGCAGGTATTGCATATTATTTAAAACAAATTGAAGCATCAATCGCTGAAATTTCTACAGACACTAGCGCAGTTGTTTTAGAATCTGTTATGGACGCAAAAGGAGATCTTTTTGTTGGATCTGGTAACAACGCATTAGATAATTTATCAATTCCAGGAGGAAGTAACGGATATCTTTTAACAGCAGATACAGCAGAAACACTTGGAGTTAAATGGGCACCACCTGCGGTAACTGCAGCAACCACATCTGTTGTGGGAAGTGTTCAACTAAGTGATTCAATATCAGAAACCTCATCAGTTAAAGCAGCAACACCAACTGCAGTAAAAACAGTTGCAGAGAGCACGTCTGCATTAAATTTTACTATTTTAGAAAAAACAGCAGATCATACATTGGTTTTGTCAGATGGATATAAAATTATTGAAATGAATTTAACATCAACTGCAAATACAGTTACCATTCCAACTAATTCAACTCAGGCTTTTGCAACTGGTTCACAGATTACAATTATTCAAACTGGAACTGGAGCAACAACAGTAACAGTTTCTGCTGGAGTTACATTAAATTGTACACCTCAAATTTCTTCAAATGCAGCAAAATTAAGAGCACAGTATTCGTCCTGCACACTAATTAAACGAGCAACCAATACTTGGATTGCAATTGGCGACTTGAGTGCATAATGCCATTACCACCAATATCTTCAGGTAGTGGAGGAATACAACCAGGAATTCCAACAATTGGAACCGCAACAGCAGGAGATGCTAGTGCATCAATTACTTTTACAGCCCCTTCATATTTAGGAAAACCAACGGGAACAACTTATACTGCAACTTCAACTCCATCTAGTATAACTGGAACATCTTCAACCTCTCCAATAACTGTTAGTGGTTTATCAAATGGAACAGCCTATACATTTAAAGTAAAATTAGGAAACGGTGTTGCTACATCATTAGAATCTGCTTCAAGCAATTCGGCTACTCCTGCTGCATCCCCTGCACCATTTGGTTTTACACCTTTTGCACCCTTTGGTTTTACTCCATTTAGTTTTACTCCATTTGGTTTTACTCCATTTGGTCCATCCTATTCTGAATATTCAGTTGCTAGAAATACAGGAGTTTTAACAGTTGATGGAAGAAAACCAGCATCTGAACTACAAGTTGGAGACAAACTTTATGGAATGAATATTCCATCTGAAAATGTATTAGATTGGACATCTTGGCAAAGTTCTGATATTGTTTTAAATTCTGACAATGTTGTAGAGACTGAAATTGTAAGCATTAATCTTCATCAAACAGATAAGATCTATTCTATTAACGGAGATTTATATTCTGGTTCACATTATGTTTTAACCAAAAAAGATGATGTTGTTAAGTTTACAAGAGCAGATGAAATTGATTCTACATATTTTGTTTATTCATATGCAGCATTTGATTTTGAAGCAATCATTTCTGTAGAGGCAATTGATTATGAAGAAACAGTTTATTCTATTAACTGTGAGCCATACGACAACTTCTTTACAGATAATATGTTGGTTTTTGACACAAAAGATCAAATGTAGTATACTTATTACATGATAAAAAATGTTATAAAATGGTTTAATAAAGATCCTATTATTCAATTTGATCTTGCCTATCCAAAAATGATAAAAATATTTCCAGAACCAAAGCCAGCAATTGCTAATGTTCCCGAATGGTATAAAAAACAACCTAGTCATTATAATAATGATAGGAGTTTGGTAAATGGAGTAATGCAATTAACTGTAAAAAAATGTCAAGCAATTTTTGATGGGATGACAAGTGGTTATTTTTTACTAGCACCAGTTGATATTTATATAGACACAACAGATAATAAAACATTAATTGAAATTCCCGAACCATTTAGAAAATTAAATCAACCAATTTTAGGAGTTCACCCTACATTACAAATATCTGAATACCCATTAGATAAAGATTTATATTTAGATAATTTATTAAGAATTCATCCAATTTGGCTTGTGTCAACCCCAAAAGGATATAGTACTTTGTTTATGCCACCAATGCATCATGATTTGCCAATTCAAGCAGTACCAGCAATAATTGATAGCGATAATTTTTATTCAGATGGACTCCTATCTTATTTTGTTAAAAAAAATTATAAAGGAGTTATTAAACAGGGAACTCCAATAGTTCAAGTTATTCCATTCAAAAGAGAAAAATGGCAATCTAAAATTAATGAAGATTTTGACACTGGATTATTATATGAACAAAGAAAAAACTTACGCTCGACCTTTGAAAATGGATATAGATTAAAGTTTTGGAAAAAAAAACAATATCAATGATGGTATACTAATATAGACAATGGGAGATTAAATGACAGAAAAACCACATAAGTTTTTTGAACGGTATTTAGATAATGACCTAGAAGAACTTTCAGATGAATTAATTAAAAGATACGATATTATTAAAGATGGCAATAAAGTAAATACAAAAGACATCTGGCTATCTTCAAACAGTATTTCAACAATTAAATGGAGAGATTATAATGTTTTTCAATTTTATATTACTGGAATAAGAAATTTATATACAGAAATTTCAACTCTTGCAAAAGAGGCTTGTGAATATTATGAAATTGATTTTGCAAAACAAAATTATTTCATTCAAGGTTGGTTTAATATAAACAGTGCAAATAAAGGAAAATTAACTTGGCATGATCATGGACCAAGCAATGAAAATCTTTTTCATGGATATTATTGCGTAAATGCAGAGCCTTCTATTACTAAATATAGTGTTAATGGTACTCATGTTGATAATGTTAATAAAAATAATCGTTTAATTATGTCTGAAATGGGCCATCCACATTCTATGGATGATTGGGAATGGGAAGGCAAAAGAATTACAGTTGCATATGATATTCTTCCATTAAAAAATCTTCAAAGAGATTTAATGAGCCAAGAACAACACTGGATTCCTTTATGTTAAAAAAACCACATAAATTTTTTGAACGGTATTTAGATAATGATTTAGACAATCTTTTTAACTTTTTATCTTTAAAAGAAGATGAAATTATAAATAAGCAATTTGCCAATATTCCTCTAGATAAAGTTGAAAAATATACAAAAAAGGGTCAGGGAGCACCAAGCCAATTAGACCATTATTACAATGTCTTTGATTTTGACAATGAAAATATTAAAAATCTTTTTAATGGATTAATTGATGCCACAAAAGAGGCTTGTGAATATTATGGTATTGATTTTATAAAACACAATTACATGATTCATGGTTGGTTTAATATAGACTCATCGTCAAAAGGAACTGCTGGGGTATCACCAATAAAACATGAAAATCATTTTCATGATCACGTAGGAGGAACTGGTGCTCCAATTTTTCATGGTTATTACTGTGTAAATGCGGAACCATCAACTACATTTTATAAAATTAACGGAACAGAATTATTTGAAAATGTTAATAAAAACAATAGGCTAATTGTTTCAGAAACGGGACATCCTCACGGACGAGATGATTGGTATTTTGATAAACAAAGAATTACAATTGCTTATGATATTCAACCATTGTATGGATCATCACCGACCAATACTGTTCCCAATCCTTGGAAATTACTGGAGTAGTATTTTTAAAAAATTAAATCTCTACCTATTCTAAAGATTGAGAGTTATTAAAAAATAAAAACTCTGCTATAATAAAACATATAATTAAATTTAAGGGGTATTATGTCTGACGTATTTTCTTTTCGCTTTTCTGATGATTTTGTAAATAAATATATAGAGATTGAGCCACCATTTGGGTTCAAAGATGCAGGTGGAAACTCATTAGGAGAGATTACCTTTGTTCGTACTTATTCCCGTGTAAAAGATGACGGCACTAAGGAAAGATGGTATGAGGTTTGTAAAAGAGTAATCGAGGGTATGTATTCAGTACAGAAGAACCATGCAAAAGAAAACAGACTGCCTTGGAATGACTATAAAGCACAAAAATCAGCACAAGAAGCATATGACCGTATGTTTAATCTTAAGTGGACACCTCCAGGAAGAGGTCTTTGGGCTTTTGGTACCCCAATGACAATGGAAAGAAAAAACTCTGCATCTCTTCAAAACTGTGCAATGGTTTCAACAAGAGACATTGATCGTAACGATCCAGGATCTTTATTTGCCTGGGTTATGGATGCATTAATGCTTGGTATTGGAGTTGGATTTGACACGGTAGGTCAAGAAAAAGATCTATCCATCTATGCACCAACAGAACCAGCATCTGTATATGAAATTCCAGATACTCGTGAAGGATGGGTAGAATCCGTTAGACTTTTGCTCAATTCATTCTTAAGAGCAAATCAGCCAATTCAAGAATTTAACTATGATCTGATACGCCCTCTAGGAGCCCCAATTAAGGGCTTTGGTGGCGTTGCAAGCGGTCCAAAACCATTAATGGATCTACATACAATGATCCGTAAAGTAATTGGCTCTAGAGCAGGAGAGAAGTTTGATTCTAGAGCAATTGTAGATATTGTAAATCTTATTGGAACGTGTGTTGTTTCTGGCAATGTTCGCAGATCTGCAACACTTGCTCTTGGAAATCCAAACGATAAAGATTTTATTAATCTTAAAAATTCAGAACTATTTCCAGATCGTAACTCGTTTGATTCAGAAAATCCAGGTTGGGCATGGATGAGTAATAACTCTATCTCTGCTGAAGTTGGAACTCATTATGAAGATTATGTGGATTTAATTGCAGATAATGGAGAGCCTGGTTTTATTTGGCTTGATGTTGCAAGAAATTATGGAAGACTAGCAGATCCAGCAGATGGAAAAGACTATCGTGTTATGGGATTCAATCCTTGTGCAGAACAACCACTAGAATCTTATGAGTTATGTACATTAGTTGAGGTTCATTTAAATCGTCATACAGATAAAGAAGATTTTATGCGTACCTTGAAATTTGCATATCTTTATGGAAAAACTGTAACTCTACTTCCAACACACTGGCAAATTACAAACGGTATCATGCAAAGAAACCGTAGAATTGGAACATCATTAACTGGTATTGCATCATTTACCGATATTAATGGAATGCCAACAACCAGAGAATGGATGGACGAAGGATACAATAAGATTCGTCACTACGACAAGCAGTATTCAGAATGGCTATGTGTTCGTGAATCAATTCGTGTAACTACAGTAAAACCTTCAGGATCTGTGTCATTGCTTTCTGGAGCATCTCCAGGAGTTCATTGGTCTGTTGGTGGAGAATATTTCTTACGTGCAATTCGTTTTGGAAATACAGATCCAATGTTACATTTATTTAAAGCAGCAGGGTATAAAATTGAAGACGATCTAGTATCAGCAAATACTACAGTAGTATACTTTCCAGTATCTTCAGGACATCCAAGATCAGAGAAGGATGTAAGTTTGTTTGAAAAGATTGGTCTTGCTGCAACAACACAGAAGTATTGGTCAGACAATGGAGTATCTGTGACTTTATCTTTTGACAAAGAAACAGAAACAAAACATATTGCTCCAGCACTTCATATGTACGAGGGTCAATTAAAAGCAGTTTCTTTCCTTCCAATGGGAAATCACACTTATCCACAACAGCCATATACACAGATTACTAAAGAAGAGTATGATGGCTATGTTGGAAAAGTTGCTCACATTAATTTTGATGCAATTTATGACGGTATTGAGAATCTTGATTCCGTTGGAGAAATGTATTGCACAACAGACTATTGTGAAATAAAGGTGTCTTAATGTATAAAATTGTTAAAGATATTTTAAATGAAAAAGAAATTTTTGAAGTTGTTGACTATTGCAGAAGTGCAAAGTTTAATACAAAAGAAGACCACATTCCACTACATGACCCATTATTTTCAAATGAGAATGTAAACTTTGATTTAATAACTTATGGAGATTTAAATAAAAGTATTGTCGACTCATTTATTAAGATTTGCAATAAAGTGCAAGAAGAAACGGGAGTTTTAGAAAATACTGAGTATGGACCTCCAATTTTAGGAAAAAGTTACATAGCAAGATATAATGCTGGGGCTCAAATTGGAAATGGATACGACAAAGGAAGACCAGAAGATTGCTATACTGCAATATTTTATTGGGGGGATAATTTTACTGGAGCACAAATGACTATTGATGGCTCAATTATAGATTTAAACGTTGGCGATTGTATTATTATTCCAGAAAAAGAAAAATATGCAAGATCCATTTCTATGGTAGAAAGCGGTGCATTGCTTATGTCACAATTTTGGAATACTCCAGCAGGAACTTCCCCATATGCTGGACTAGAATATGAAAAGGTAAATTGGGGAAACCCTTTGTATGATAAAATAGACTAATAATGAATATTGCATCTAATTTATATGCCGAGAAAATTTTTGCTGAGCATCCGCTTGCAATTTGGCCACTAGATGATTCCGCAGACTACATATCTTTAATATCAGAAGCACAAAGGGATATTAATACTTGGACTAAAACAGAAGGAACAGTTATTTCTGGATCAACTCCAGTTTTTAATGGGGAAAACCAAATTCAACCATTTCCAGATAGTTATCGTAAAGTCTTTAGGTCTACGCTTCCTTCTGGGTCAAACACAACATCTTATATAAAAAGTGCAAACCTAGTAAATTTTCAATCTTTAAATCCTACACTACAAACCTTTGCTTTAAGCACATACTACTATACAGAAAGTGCAAATATTGTTTCAATATCTATTGGATATGAGTATGATGGAGGATCAGAGTTTAAAGATTTTACAATTATTGAATCAGAGGTTTGGACTCCAATTTCAGCAACATTTACTTTTCCAGACCTTGACAAAGAATTTAAATTTGTTATAAAAGTTGTTTCTTCTCCAGGAGGAGCAGATATTGCAGCCTATAATATTCATTTTAATGGAATTACTGCAGGTCAACACAGTGAAGAGTTTAATGCAACATCATTAGGTCAAACAAAACTTTCAAGTCCAGCAACTATTAATTTATCTTTAGACGGAGTAGTTGAGGCAAATGCTTATGGTCTTAATGCAAACAGTGGATACTATGTTGTTGACAATAATGCATTGAGTGGTAAAAATTTTGGTGTACCGCTTGTTTATGGATCAGACAGAGCAGTTCAATTAATCCCACACTCAGAAATAGTTGATTATAGAACTTGGGAACAGGTTGCTGAAGAAAGTTGGTCTTACTGGAAAAATGAAGAAGATTCTTGGACAGATGTTAATTATTTTGTAGATGAAACAGACTTAATTACAAACACCCAACCATCTTTTATTTTTCCAGGCTATGGATTTTTAAATGAATTTGGCAGATACAACGATTATACTTTAGAATTTTGGTTACAGGCAGATGTAAATACAACAGATGCAAAAAGAATTTTAGGACCAATAGCATCAACAGATGGATTGTATGTAAAAGATTGTTTCTTAACTTTAGTAATTGATGGAGATTTTGTTTCACATTTTGTTGGTGAATGGTATAGACCAATGCTTGTTCATATTAAACTTATTAAAAACAAAGCAATGCTTTTTGTTAATGGTGAAGAAGTTGGATCTTTGGTAATTGACACCTCATTAATTAATCTTCCTTCACAATACGACGAAATACAGACAAGTAAAAGCAATGACTGGATTGCTTTCTATGCATATGAAACATATGTGGATCAAATTAAGATTGATTGTATTTCTTTATATCCATATTCTATTTCAACAAATGCAGGAAAATTTCATTATATTTTAGGTCAGGGTATTCCAACAACACCAGAAATTATAGATAATTATTATGGTGGATCAACAGTAGAAATAGACTATCCATTTGCAGAATATAGCAATAACATAACATATCCAACTACAAGATCTTGGGATTCTGGAATTGAGGATAATTTAATTCCTGGAATATCAACACTTAAAACTCCGGACTATGAATTGCCTAATTTTATTCTATCTGACAATAAAACCATAACCGAACTAGAGGCTGCCAATAAATTAATTCAAACTACAGGATCTAAATTTTTTAGTTTGAAGCCATCTGGAACTTGGGGAACTGATTCTTATATATATTTTGAAAGTCTTTCATTTATTTCAAACGCTATAGATTCTATTGTTGGAACATTTAAATTAACAGAAAATCAAGATGCTATGTTCTTGTACATAACAGACGGAGTAAACAGTTTTGCCATCAAAAAAGAATCTACTCTACTAAACTATGTTTTTACTTATGCTGGAGTTTCAACTACGATTAGATCGCATACTTGTCCCGTTGGAATTTTTACTGCCGGAATTCAAATTTCAAAACTAGTTGCAAACAATACAACAGGTGGTCTTGCTCAATTTTTTGCAAATCCAGGATTATTAAAATTATACATTGGAAGCCAACCAAACAAAGAAAATATGTTTACTGGAAATATATATAGCGTTGGAATTAACACATATAAACATACATCTTTTACTTTAGACTCATACTTTTATGATGACGGTACTTTTAATTTTTCAAACTCTATTATTGATCATGTTTCTAGTTATACTCTATTTTCTTTTGAAGATTATGGAAAGTTTTTTATTGATATTTCAGTTTTTGGTTACTGGGAAGACTACATTCCATTATCAGTACTTGCAAAAGATGTTTTAGATGAAGATGAAGAGACTATAACAGATATTGATTTTATTCAGTTTAATATTGACTATCCAGCACCATCTGAAGTAAAAGAAGAGGGAGACACCTATTGGGTAGACAATTCTGATTCATTAAATACTAACAATTCAAACGTAAGAGTATATGTTACTTTTCAAGATATTTCTCAAGGCATTACGCAAGCAGACGCAGACTATGCAACAACAAATCCAGCAATTAAGAAAAGAATATTAAATTTAAATACTGAGGCAGATTGGCAGAGTGAAAGGTTTGAGATTGTTGATAATTATTTAATCTATCCATCAAAAGATATTGATTTTAACACTATATCAATGGTTTATTCTATTAGGTTTAAAGTATTTGGTATATTACATAATAAACTTTCTTTAAGAAAAATAGAATTTGCAGCAAAAAGTTTAAATGCAAATGATTCAAATCCAATAAAAAGTAGATATGCAATAGACTTGGTTCCATACAAGTTAGCAAGTGGTATCCCTGATTATAAAGGAGTTAATCCATATGTTATTGACAAAGAAAGCGTTCCATACCTATACCTTACAAGAAAAAGCGGGATTGAATTAAGAGATGGACTAAACAATTTAAATCGTGGGTTGAGTATTGACATTAATCCAAGTTTAGACATTAAGTATTCTCTAAGTGCTATTCAAATGTTTATCAGGTCAGACCTATGGGCATTTCCTCAAAACCCAGTTTTAATATTTGAAATAGAATACGCAAATGACACCATTGAGTTTTATATTCAGGCTAATTCATCAAATGCAGATAGAGCAACTATTTTTGCTAAAAGAAAATCTAATAGTACATTATTTACAGAACTATATTATTACCTAGATGGACTTTATGTAACAGAGCCAACTATATCAATTCAAAGATGGACTGTTTTAGGTATATCATTCCCAGTTAACTTTAATTTAAACTCTTATAATGGAAAAATAAATTTAAAACATCTAATGACTTTTAACAACATATCTTTTTATAAAGGTACTAATTCACAACTTGAGCAGCAAATTTTGTTTAGAACGTGGGGAGAAATAAACGACCAAAATTGGAACTACTGGGATGATTCAGATTGGAATAACGTTTTAATTAAAAGCAGAAATAGCCGGTATATCGTTAATGCTGGAGAAGTATATAAAAACTATGTTGGAACAAATAAATATATTATAGATGACGATGAAGGTATTTATATAGAGACTGACTATTTAAAGGTATTTAAAGATACAATTTGGACAAGTTCTACATCAACTGTAGCATAATATGGTATACTAATGGTTATGAGAGAGAAAAAACCAGGAGAAGTTGGTAAGTCTAAGATAAAACTTATTGAAAAAAACTATGATTGGGGTTTATATTTTTGGGAAAAACCCAATGGCAAGGTTTTTGGAGATGGTCACGGAAACCTTTTAAACATTCCTGCACGTAAAGGTGATCTTGAAAAGATCATGGAATTACGCAAAGCAGCAGAATATTGGGGTCAGCCAGAAGGAAAACCAGTTTTTCATCCTGGCGTAAATCGTGTAAGTGAGATGGAATACTCTGAGCAGATTGCCAGAATGAAAGAAGGACTTATTCCCAATATGAATGATTTGGGCGCAGTTCATGCAGCACAGCAAACAATAAAGGAGCATGGTTCCGATGATTGATGAAGAAGAGTACTATCTTGGAGCAAGTATTGATAATCTTGCAGACAAAGAGGATGAATTTAAAAAGAACGATCCTTTTAATAAAAACTGGGATTTTATTAAAAATTTAAACAATCTTGATCAAAATTTTAAAAGGCGCACTGCTCGTACTCTTGGCAAGGCAGTAGATCCAACTTCCGCATATTTAGATAGCGCAAATGCAGTTCAGTCTGGTACAGATAACACAAAATCAAAAGCCATCAATCCAGGAACAGCAGTTAGAAATGGTTATGGGCTTTTTGATGTAATTACACCCCCCTATAACCTTTATGAATTAGCAAACTATTACGATACATCTTTTGCAAACCATGCTGCTATCGACGCTAAAGTAGAAAACGTCGTTGGTCTTGGCTATGATTTTGTTGTTTCTTCACGTACCATGCTAAAACTTGAAAACGTTGAGGATGAAAATTCTCTTGGTCGTGCTCGTAAAAGAATTGAAAGAGCAAAGATTGAAATGCGTGATTGGTTAGAAACCCTTAACGATGACGACAGTTTTACAAAAATTATGGAAAAGATTTATGTAGATGTGCAGGCAACTGGAAATGGATACATGGAAATTGGTCGTAAAGTAACAGGAGAGATTGGTTACATTGGTCATATTCCATCAACAACAATGCGTGTTCGCAGATTAAATGACGGATATGTTCAGATTATTCAGCCATCAGTTACATACTTTAGAAATTTTGGGGCAAAGAATCAAAACCCTGTAACAACAGATACGAGACCAAATGAGGTTATTCATTTTAAGCAATACTCTCCATTAAATACTTATTATGGAGTTCCAGATATTATTTCAGCCCTTGCTTCACTTATTGGTGATCAACTTGCATCAAACTACAATATTGATTACTTTGAGAACAAGGCAGTGCCAAGATATATCATTACACTTAAAGGCGCTAAGTTAAGTGCAGATGCAGAAGACAAAATGTTTAGATTTTTACAAACTGGATTAAAAGGTCAGTCTCACAGAACTTTGTATATTCCGCTTCCAGGAGATACTGAAAATAGTAAAGTTGAGTTTGACATGAAGCCAATTGAAAATGGCGTTCAAGAAGGATCTTTTAAAGAATATAGACTTCAAAACAGAAACGATATTCTAGTGGCCCATCAGGTTCCATTGTCTAAATTGGGTGGAGGAGATTCTGGGTCAATTGCCAACGCACTTGCACAGGATCGCACATTTAAAGAACAGGTTTCTCGTCCAGCACAGAATGAAATATCAAAACTAATTAACAAAATTATTCGTGAAAAAACCGACATTCTTGAACTTAAATTTAACGAACTTACGCTTACTGATGAAATTTCTCAGTCTCAAATTCTTGAACGGTATGTTAAGACCCAAGTAATGATGCCAAATGAAGCAAGAGAGAAACTTGGATTGCCACAAATTAAAGATGGAGATATCCCATTTGAAATGAGTCCAAGACAAGAAACAGATGCTAGAGCAAACTTAGCAGGGAATAGAGAAAGAGATTCCCAAAGAGCAAACAATAATTCTGATAGCCCATCCACAATTGCTGGAAGAAATGCACAAGGCGAAGGCAGATCTTCTAATTAATAAAAAGTATTAAAATAGTTGGTATAATAGTAAGGATATGGATATCATTAATAAAGCGCATTGGAAATCGGATGGCAACAATCTTAGATTGTCTATGCCAATCTCAAAGATTGATCAAGAGCGCAGAATTGTTTCGGGATTTGCAACTCTTGATAATTTAGACAAACAAAATGACATTGTAACAAGCGATGCAAGCATAAAAGCATTTGCTGCTTTTAAAGGAAATATAAGAGAAATGCATCAACCATCTGCAGTTGGCAAGATGGTTTCATTTAAAGAAGATAAGTACTTTGATGCCGACTCAAAAAAGTTTTACTCAGGAGTTTTTGTTTCTGCTTACGTTTCAAAAGGAGCGCAAAACACTTGGGAAAAGGTTTTAGATGGCACCCTTTCTGGATTTTCAATCGGTGGAATTATGAATAAATGGGATGATGGATATGATGAAAAGGTAGATCGTCCAATTAGAATTATTAAAGATTATGATTTATTTGAACTATCTCTTGTTGATAGCCCAGCAAATCAATTTGCTAGTGTTGTGTCAATTGAAAAAGTTGATGGAATAAACGTTATGAAAGGCGACATCGCCGATCTAGCCGTAGAAAATGTTTTTTGGGATAAAGAATCTGGACTAATTATGATTTCAGATAATGATTTTGAATTAAGTCCTACAAGTGGAAGTCAAATGAAAAATATAGGTTTTGTTGAAAAGTCTGATACAGACAAAGATAAAATGATAAAGTTCTTAGTTGATAGTGCAAAAGGCATTAGTGCAATTAAGATGCAAAAGGAGGTAAGTCCTATGACAGAAGAGACAACAAACGTTGTTGATAATGTTGAGGTCGTACCAGAGGCAACTGAGACAGTTGTAACTAAAAGCGTAAATGCTGAAGTTGCAGAAACTGTTGCAGTTGAAACAAATGAGGCAGTTGTTGAAACTGAGATTGTTAAATCAGAAGAAGTTGTCGAGACTGTTGAAAAAACAGAAGAGATCGCTAAATCTGATGACACTGCAGTTGAAGCAATTGCTGAAATCAAGAATACTCTTGCTAATGCCTTTGGCGATCTAACAGCAATGGTTAAATCATTAAATGAAGAGACTGTATTAAGCCTACAGGCTCAAATTGCTGATCTAAGTAAGTCAATCCAAAACATTTCCGGTGAGGTTAAAGAAGTTAAGGATTCTTACAATGAATTTGGAAAGAGAGTGGATGCTGTAGAGCAAGACACCGCTTTCCGCAAGTCTGGCGATCTCGGTGAGATTGTTCAGGAACCAGAGATGGTTCAAAAATCAATATGGGGCGGACGGTTCCTCACAGACTCCGACCTGTTTAAGTAGAAATTCACTTGGAGGTGAACAATATGTCAGAAGAAATCATTAAAAATCAACCAGGAGTTTCCGTACCAGGCGCTTATAACGCTGAGGGTGGATTTGCCTCCGGTGGAATTGGTGGAGTAGCAACTCCAGCATCAGGAGTTATAGGAAATATTCCTACCGCTCTTTCCGGAATCACAACCGGAGCAAACGCTGTAAATCCTTCGGGTGCAGCAGGTAGTGGAATTCTACGACCTGAGCAGGCTCGTCAATTTATTGACTATGTTTGGGATGCAACTGTTCTTGCAAAAGACGGACGTAGAGTTACAATGCGAGCAAATACAATGGAACTTGAAAAAGTTAACGTTGGTGAGCGTGTAATTCGTGCTGCTGCTCAAGGCAGTGGTGCATATACAAACGCTGGTGCTACTTTTTCTAAAGTAGAATTGACAACCAAAAAGATTCGTCTTGATTGGGAAGTTACATCAGAAGGTCTAGAAGATAATATTGAAGGGGCTGCTCTTGAAGATCATCTTGTTCGTTTGATGACCAACGCATTCGGTAATGATATCGAAGACTTGGCTATTAACGGAGATGGTTCAACAGGATCATTCCTTTCTATTATGGATGGTTTTGTTAACAAAATCACAACTAATGGAGATGCACACGATTCAGTTCTTCCAGCAGTTACAAGCGATAACTGGACAACTCCAGTTATGCAAGGCATTATCAATGCAATGCCACGTAAGTATCGTGCACTTAAGAACAATCTTAAGTTCTATGCAGGTACAGATGTTTTCCAAAGCATCGTACGTAACAACGGTACTCTTGCAGATGCTATTTCTGAGGCTTTCTCAAGCCGTAACGGTAGCACACAAGCAAATCGTCAAGACTATCTTGATGGCGTAGGACAAACATTCGGAGGAGCCCGTACCACTCGTGTACTTGGCGTTGACGTAATGGAAGTTCCTTACTACCCAGCAGATTATGTCGATCTTACTTTCCCACAGAACCGTATTTGGGGATTCCAACGGGATATTACCGTCAATCGTCAATATGTTCCAAAGAAAGATACAATTGAATACACCGTATTTGTACGTTTTGGTGTTCAAATTGAAGAAGAAGATGCAATTGCCTACAAGGACATTGCTGCTTCCTAATCATTAAGCAATTATCTAGGGCAGGGGATTCGTTCTCTGCCCTTTTTAATTAAATCTGATATAATAATAACAAAGGAGTAAAATGTCAACTGTAAAAAAAACAACACCAGAAAAGGTTGTTGAAGTTAAAGAACAAAATAGTCAGGCAGTAATTTACTCTGATAAAAATCTTCATTTTGATAAGTATGGACACATAGATCAAGGCTATAATATTGTTAAAACAGAATTTATTGATATTTATTTACAACACAAATCAGTTAGAGAGGCCAGCGCTTTAGAACTTGCAAAGCACTATGGTATTAAATAATGCAAGTACTGAGACTTCCGCCATACCCAATCACTATCACCTATGATGTTCCAAGTGCCTATGCTGATTACTTATTAGTTATTGAAAGCCCAGATTTTACAGAAATTGAAGAAGAAGTTACCTCAAATGCCAACAAAAAAGTATCTTATGTTTTAGATGACGACTACGTAAAATATGATGGATCTTATACCCTTACAATCTATGAAGCCGAAAGTGGAGCAGGCGCAGACATTGTTGTTCAAGATAGCCTTGAAATTTATAGACCATATGCTGATCCAAATGATTTAGCAACTACAGCAACTGAAATTGCAGAATATAAAAAACAAGAATTTTTAGCAAGATCTATTATTGACGCAGTTCTTGAAGAGGGATTTTATTATAAAAAGAAAATAATTGAGTATGTAGGACTTGGAACTGACTATGCACCAATTAACTATAAAAGTCATAAAGTTTTAAAAGTATATCAAGACAACATTCTTCACTATGACAGCAGTCTAGCAACCCCAGCAATTTTTGGAATTACCTTTAAGTTAAGTGATAATGGAACTGCGGTTATTAAAGATTTGCCAGGAGAAGAATATAACAGATCAGAGCAGGCTCCTTTGTTTTTACCAACTGCCCAGTCAGACTGGCTTGGACCAATCGGCTACGGCAACTCTTTTGACAACCAATCAGATTTTACTTTTGTTTTAGAAACGGGATTTAAAGTAGTTCCTCTTGACATTAAAGAAGCAACATTAATGTTAATAGATGACATTCGTTGTGGCAAACTTGATTACTATAAGAGATATGTAACTACTTATAATACAGATCAATTTAAACTTCAGTTTCATAAATCAATATTAGATGGTACTGGAAATCTTTTAGTTGATAAAATCCTTTCAAAGTATATAGCAGATTCCAGAGTTAAAATTGGTGTGCTGTAATGTCATGCGAAGCAACAGATTTTTTGTATCCAATGATTGCAGACATATACTATCCAACTATTCAACGTGATATGTATGGATCTGGTTTAAAGAATTGGATTTTTGACAAAAGCGTTATTGTTAATTTTACTTCAGGAGGAACTGCATTAGCAGAAGACATTAAGGCAAAGATTTTTACAAAAAATGAAAACATGCTTATTGGAAGAATTAAAAATGACATTCGTAAATCAACAAATAAAGAGAGTAACTCACTTACAAACATTATTATTACAAATATAAGAAACAGTATGGACGAACTCATATATCAAGAAACTTCTGGAGAGCGTTCTGGAAAAGGTACAATTTATGAAATTGCTACTTATGATCCAGTAGTAAACCCTTTTGGTACAATAGATTACTACAAGGTTGTTTTACGAAGAACAGAAAACCAAAGTGGGGCTGACTAATGCAAGTTAAATTTGATGATAAAAAATTTATGAAAAAGATGAATAATATTGTTGATTATTCTTTTGGATTTTTTGAAGGGGCACAAAAAGGAAAAACAGTATTTTTAAATAACTTAGGAAAAGACACAGTAGAAGCATTAAAGATGTTTGTTGATGCAAATGCAAAAATGGATCCAATGTCTATGCACCATGTTTATGAATGGGGCAAGGTTGGAATGGCATCTAAAAGACTTTTTCAAGTTACTCATACCGTAAGCAATCTTGGATTATCGATTAAGTCTGATTTTAAACAATCAACATCAATTAAGCAAGGTTCTTTGGTTCCGTTCTACAACAAAGCAAGAATTATGGAGTACGGCCAACCAGTTGTAATTAAACCAAGAAATGCTTCCGTACTTTCTTTTAATGTTGGGGGAGAACAAATTTTTACAAAAAATCCAGTTAATGTTTCAAATCCTGGAGGAGACTGGGTTCAAGGGTCCTATGAAAAAACATTTGATAACTTTATGAATTATTATTTTAAACAAACATTTCTAAGGGCTTCTGGAATTTATGATCATTTAAGCAATCCACAAGTGTACAAGAAAAACTTACAAGCAGGATCAAATATTGGAAAATCAAAGGGTAGAGAAGTCGGCTATCGTTGGATTACAAATATTAATGTGGGGGTAGAGTAAAATGCCAAAAGATGTAGTAAATTTACCATTTCCACCAATTTGGATAAATGCTTACATTCAAGCAGTATTAAATGAATATGGGCTTAGTGTTTTAACAATACCATCTAATCCAGCAGCAATTGATGATTTAAGCAAAAACAGAGTAGACATACCAACACAGTATGACGATGAGGGAATTGCATTAAGTCAACAACCAGACGTAATTGTTCAATATGATAGACTTATTAGATATAGAAGAACTAATTTGTATCCTCTTAAGTGCGAGCAGTTATTATACTATGTATATTCAACTCCCAGCAAAATTTTAGATGTTAGCACAATTTTGTCTCAATTACTAGATAGAGCAGACGCATCAGCAGAAGACCTGAACCGTTGGTGCAGGCTTAATCAAAACGATTCAGATACAGCATTATATAAAGATCTTCTTGAAAAAAGTTTAAACAATCCACTGACAAACAATGTATATTTTCATGACATCAAGGTATATCAACTTGAAGAGGTTAGAGACCTAACGGAACTATCCTCTCTTCGTGGACTTACTCTTAATAAGTTTATTATTGAGTATGACTATCATACTATTAATAACCTAGATCCATATTATACATAAAAAGGCTGATATAATAGTTTAGAGAAGGCATTAATAATGCTTTGATAACTTAATATAGAAAAAAAATTGAAAAAAGGAGTTAAAAATGGCATATTCACGTGGTACGTCTACAAATATTATCGTAGGTGCAGCAGCAATTTTCGTTGCAGACTACAAACTTACACCAACAGGTGCAACAGCAATTCCATCATTTGTTGCTACAGAGTCTTACAAATCTACACTTTCTGTAGACCCAGACTTTACAAATGTTGGCTATACAATGAATGGTCTTGAATTGACCTTCACACCAGATTTCGGCGAGGTAGCCGTAGATCAGGTTCTTGACGTTGCTAAACTATACAAGCAGGGAATGCAAGTTTCTCTTGCTACCGCTTTTGCTGAAGCAACATTAGAAAATTTACTTCTTGCAACCGCAGGAAAAGATTCAGCATTGACTGGAACAAAAACTACATCAGCAGGTCGTACTCTTCAACTTTCAGCAGGAGATATTGGAGAAGTACCACTTGAGCGTGGTCTTGTTGCATGTGGTCCAGGAACTGGTGATGGAGACAAGTCTGACTCAGTAGAGCGTGTATATGTTGGATATCGTGCTCTTTCAATTGAGGCAGTTACAGTTTCAGCAAAGCGTGAAGAGGCTTCTATGTTTGAAGTTTCATTCCGTATGCTTCCAGATGACACAACAGCAACATACGGTAAGATCGTTGATCGTACCTTCTATGATGGATCTGGCACTAACTATACTACCGCATAAATAAAAAAGTAAACAATAACCCACTCTCATAACGGGAGTGGGTTTTGTTGTTTTATGCTAAAATTAACTAATGGCTACAAAAGTTTTTAATACTTTAGACATTTTATTACTTAATGATCAGACAATCTCATGTTCTCCTTTAAAGATTAAGTATATGAGGGAGTTTATGGATATTTTTGTGCTTATTGAAAACTCAAAAAATGATGAAGAATCTATTGACATCTTGTTAGAATGCTGTAAAGTTTGTATGAAACAATATAGCCCAGATTTATTTTTAAATCTAGATGATCATATTGACCTTAATACACTTTATAAGATTATTGAAATAGCAGCGGGTATTAAATTTAATTCAACTTCAGAAGTAGAGATTAAAGAACAATCAAAAGAAAAAGAAGAAGGTTGGTTTGATTTAGATTTAGCCAAATTAGAGTCTGAAGTATTTACTTTGGGTATATGGAAAAACTATGAAGAACTAGAGACTTCTTTGTCAATACCAGAACTTATGCAAACCTTGTCTTCAAAAAGAGAATTAGATTATGAAGAAAAAAAATTCTTAGCAGCAATTCAAGGGGTAGATTTAGAAAATAATTCTGAAAGTGGCAAGGGACAAAAAGAATGGGAAGACATGAAAGCAAGAGTCTTTAGTGGTGGACAAACAAGTGATGGCAATGATGTACTATCATTACAAGGTCCTAATGCAGCAAGGGCAGGGTTTGGTATTGGAATGGGCTTAGATTACGAAGATTTAACTAAAAAATAAACCTATTCATGATATAATTAACTAACTTAACAAAAGGAGAAACAAATGGCAACAACAGCAAAAACCGACGAAGATACCGTTGTACTTATTGATGGTACAAAGATCGCAGTAAGACCACTCAAGATCTCATTACTTCGTCCATTTATGAAGAAATTTGAAGGTATTGCAGCAGTGGCAGAAGACAACGAGAAATCAATGAACATTCTTATGGAATGTGTTTTGATTGCTATGCAGCAATATAAACCAGAATTGGCAGAAAATGTCAAGGATCTTGAAGACAATTTAGATTTACCAACAGTCTATAAGATTGTTGAAGCAGCATCTGGAGTTAAACTTCAAGACGCTTCTTTGTTAAATCTATAAAAAAATAAAGTAAAGAGGTGTTATGAGTGGCTGATGTACAATCTAATATTCAAGTTAATCTTGATGCCTCTCAAGCACTTGCACAACTAAAAGCACTTCAAAGACAATTATCTAATTTTCATTCTTCAATTGCAGCAACAAGTGCACAAGCAGCAAAAGCACAGGCTGGTTTACAAACCAATCTTATAAATTCAATAAATGCTACTGGAAAATTTAGAGCCAGTCTACAAGAAGTTAGAAGTACTGCTGACAGTTTTACTGATTCATTAGAAAGAAACAAATTTTCCACTAGAGAATATTTTAGATATGCTGGTGGTGCAACAAAAACATTTGGAAGACTTTTTAAATCAGAGTATGACACAATTGGCAAGGTATCAGAAGAACGCCTTAAAACAATGCAAACCCAGTATCTTAAAATGGGTAGAACAGCAAATGGTGCAATTCAATCAATAGCAATAAGACCACTTGCGTTGGATATGGACAATCTAGCAACAAAGACTGCTCTTGCTGCACAGAAACAACAATTGTTTGGACAGTTGTTAAAACAAGGTTCTACTAACCTTTTAAATTTTGGTAAGAATACACAATGGGCTGGCCGTCAGTTAATGGTTGGTTTTACAGTACCTCTTGCAATGCTTGGTACAACAGCATCAAAAACATTTATGGAATTAGAAAAACAAGCAATTAGGTTTAAACGTGTTTATGGTGAAATGTTTACTTCTTCCACAGAAACAGACAAGGCATTAAAAGATGTGCAACTTTTAGCAAAAGAATTTTTAAAATATGGTGTTGCAATTGAAAAAACAATGGAAATGGCAGCAGACGCTGCTGCAAGTGGAAAAATGGGTTCAGATCTTTTAGCACAAGTTTCTCAAGCAACCAGACTTGCAGTTCTTGGAAACATTGAACAAAATCAAGCATTAGAAACAACAATTTCTTTAACAAATGCATTTGGAATAGCAGCAGATGAATTAAAAGGAAAAATTGATTTTCTTAACGCTGTAGAAAACCAAACAGTTTTAAATATTGAAGATTTAACTATTGCAATTCCAAAAGCAGCACCAGTAATTAGACAGTTAGGCGGAGACGTAGAAGATCTTGCATTCTTTATGACTGCCATGAAAGAGGGTGGTATTAACGCTTCAGAAGGCGCCAACGCACTTAAATCTGGACTTGCGTCACTAATTAACCCCTCTAAAAAAGCAGCAGGATTTCTTGCTGATCTTGGAATAAATATTAACGGTATTGTTGAAGGAAATAAAGGTAATATTAAAAACACAGTTGTACAGTTTGCACAAGCACTTGACACACTTGATCCCTTAAACAGAGCAAGAGCAATTGAACAACTATTTGGAAAATTTCAATTCTCAAGACTATCAACTTTGTTTCAAAACATAACTAAAGATGGAACTCAAGCATCTAGAACATTAAATTTAGCAGGTGCCTCAGTAGAAGAACTTGCAATTTTGTCAGAAAGAGAACTTGCAAAAGTAGAAAATGCTACTGGAACTAAATTTAAAAAATCATTAGAAAGTCTTAAACTTGCACTTGCTCCAGTTGGAGAACAGTTCTTAAAAGCAATAACTCCAATTGTAGAGTTTTTTGGAAGAATATTAGAAAAATTTAACGGGCTTGGAGAAGGAAGTAAAAAAGCAATTGTGATGTTAGTTGGAGCAGTTGGATTAATTGGTCCAGCACTGCTTATGACTTTTGGTTTAATTGCTAACGGTGCAGCAAATATAATTAAATTATTTTTAACATTAAGAAATGGATTTTTAGGTCTTGGTGGACAGTCTAAAATACTTGGAAATCAAACCCAGTATATGTCTACTCAACAATTGGAAGCAGCAGCAATTGCATCATCTCTAGACCAAACACATTCAAGATTAATTCAAACATTTACATCAGAGGTTGCAGCAACAAATGCTCTTGCAGCAGCATATCAAAGAGCAACTGCAGCAGGAGCAAACTTTGCAAGAACAAATCCAGGAATGATGAGGCCAGGATTTAAAGGAGGTGCCCCTAGAAAATATGCAGACGGAATAGTAAGTGTTCCAGGCCCTAAAGGCGCAGGCGATATAGTTCCTGCAATGCTTTCTCCAGGAGAATCCGTAATTCCTGCACCAATGAGTGAAAAATATGGATCTTTAATTCAAGGTATTGTTGCTGATAATATTCCAGGATTTGAACAAGGTAGAACTCCAAAAGGCACTCATTTTGCTCACGTAGATTCTTTTAAAAAAGTAACAGTTAAAGACTTATTGGCAGAAATTGAAAAAGGATCTCCAGAATTTCAAGCAGATAGAGCAGGCTTAGTTCAAAAACTTAAAGGTATTCAAAATACTTTTGGACCAAACCATACCGTAAATATAGTAAACTCGCATGGATTTACTCAAAGTCCAAAACTTAATTTCGATATGATAGGCAATGAACCAGTAAAACTTGCTGACTTTTTAGAAGATTTTGAAAAACATGGTCCAGAAAAATGGCGTGGATCGCTAAAAAATGCCAATGCATCAGGCCAATTTCCAACGGGTGATCCAGCCCTTGCAGACTTTGACGAACGCATAACAAATAGATTAAAAGCCCTTTTGCCACCACCACCTCCAGCACCTCAACCAGCAGTTGCACCAGAAATTACGTCATCGGACTTTGCAAAGATTGAAGCGGAAGAAAGAGAAAAAATTAAAAGTACATCATTAAAAAATGCTTTTGCAAAATCAAGAAACAAGATTAAAGACGTAAGAGTAAACATTGGGGCAGAAGAAGCACAAAGTAAAGGTGTTTTAGTAAAGAAAGATAGAATAAAAAAAAGCACAGGAAAAGTTACTTCAGTAAATTATGTGTCAATTCCACTTCCAAATGGTAGCACTTGGACAGTTCAAACTGGTTCTGGAAGAGTCGCAATATCAGGTGAAGACATGTATGATCGTGTGCCAAATGCTGCTAATGCTCAACAAGTTCCTATTGCTAAACCTGGCTATACTGCAAATCCATCGGCTAATAAAAATCCTTGGTTAGCAGGAGAAGTAAAAAAAGATCCAAATATGCCACCTGCGGTTCCAGGATCATGGGCTCCTACAGAATATCTAAAAAAGAAACGAGAAAAAGAACAAGCACAAGCAAAAGTTAAAAAACTATTTATAGGAATGCCAGATACTTTTAGCGATGTTCAGTCAGTAAGAACCCAACAGTTATTATTAGACGCAATTGATGAAGAAGTTCAATCAAGTAAACTTGCCAAAACAACACCAACAAAATATGGAAAACTAATAGCAGAATCAAGTGGAAGAAGTTTTCCAGTTCCTGGAATTGGTGGTATTTATGAAAAACCAGGTGGCTCTCAAGTTTTTGTTAAACCAGCAATTGATTTAAAATCTGCAATGGCAGAAGAAAGAAGTACAAGAATTCAAAGGGATGTGCATGGACTAGATTCTCCAAAACAAACTATTGGCACAATGGTAGATCCAACCAATCCAGACAGAAGATTAATTGTTTTAGAGTCTCCAGTTGATTCTAAGTTTCAGGATATGCCTGGAACATTTACAAAAGAACAGTTCTTTAGACAAGCGGTAGCATCATTTCTTCGTGGAGATAAAGATCTTACAAAATCTAATCTTTCTGGAAATGTTGTTGCAGATGTAGGCGCAGCAGGAGTATTTGGAAGTGCTTCTGGAAAAAGAGATTTTGCACAAATGCTTTCATTAAAAAATCAAGCAATGATTAATCTGCTTGACCCTTCAACGATTGGTTCTAGAGCACGAAGTGATTTTGCATTATCAACAGCATCAATTGCACGATCAATGACTGCTGATGAATATCATACATTAATGAAAGCAGAAATTGAAAGAATTGTTCCTAAATTAAAGGCAACAATATCTTCTTTTGGCCTTCTTGATCCACAAGAACGAATTGCATACGATTCAATGATAAAAAGACTTGAAGAGGCTAGGTCTGTAGACTGGAGAGAATTACATAAAACCCACATAGCAGTTCAACCTAAAGTTGTACCTAAAAAAACAGAAGCAGCAATTCGAAAAGAAGAAGAAAAGGCGTCACTAAAAAAACGTCAAAAAGGACATAAGGCTTCATTAAGAGATCGAGCATTTCCAAAGCCAATAACTCCAAGAGTGCGTCCAGTTAAAGTTGGAAAATTTGCAGACGGAATAGTAAGTGTTCCAGGTCCAAAGGGTGCGGGTGATGTAGTCCCTGCAATGTTGTCTCCTGGAGAATCAGTTATTCCAGCAGATATGACACAGAAATATGGGGCTTTAATTAATGGCATGATATCTGATAATATTCCAGGGCATGAAGACGGCAAAACAGGTACTCCTCCTGGACCTGGATACACATGGCGTCCACTCGATTCTGATGGTTGGGAAGGTACAGGACATTGGGAATCAGAAAGTGATAAAAAACAAAGAATAAAACAAGAAAAAATTCAAGCAGCAAAAGAAAAAACAAAAAATGCTGCTCAAAAAGCAAGAACTGTTGCAGCAAGTGCAGTAGAAAAAGGAAAGACTGCTGTTGCTAATCGTTATACGCCTGTCGCAGCACCTGCTCCCGTTGTGGCTTCCGCACCTTCTGGACTTCTTGGACCAGATGGAAAGCCAATACAAAGTTCTCCCATATCTGGCACACCAGACACACCAGATGCTAACGCCCAACCTACTGCAAAACAAATGGCAACCGAAAGAAGAAGGGCAAGTGCTCAAAGAATAAGCGGTGGATTAATGGGTGGAACAATGGCAGCAGGAATGCTGGCTATGGCTCCTGGAAAAGCAGGTGAAATTGGCCAGACGCTTGCGCCCATCATGGGAGTAGCGTCAATGGTTGCCCCAATGCTAGGTACAAAAACAGGTGCATTTGCAATTCCAGTTATGGCATTTTTAGGAGCAATGGTTAAGTTAAGAATGGAATTTGACAAAGCCCAAAATGCTGCAATGGACTTAACAGAAGCAACTGGAACAAGCACTAAAGCAATTCAATCTTATGCAGAGTTTTCAGGAAAAGCAACTTCAACACAAATAATGGACAGAAAAAGACAAACAGCACGAGGTGGGCTTGTTGCTGTAACTGGAAAAACTACTTTTGGAGAAAATTATGTTAACAGCGCCAGTGGAATAGCGCAAGCAAAAGCATTTCAACAAAAACTTATTGATCCTAAAAATACCAGAGGATCAGTAGCAGAAGATCTAAAAGCACAACTTAGTACATCTATTTTATCTGGAGCCCTTACTTCAGAGCAGGCTCGTTCAATTGCTGCTAATATAGGCCAAGCAATGGGTGACACAATGATGGGAATTAAAGTTGCTGGAGAACTTCAAGGAATTTTTGGACAAAATGGAGAAAATATTTTAGATACTGGAATTGAAATTAGAACAAAACTAATGCAAGATTCTACCAAAACTTCAACTGCTTTATTTAATAATGCAAAGGCTAAAGGTTCAGGTGGTTTTGGTGGTTTCAACGGACTTGGAATGGGAGCAAAAATAGGACTAGGCGCTGCAGGAGGTGCCCTTATAGGAGCAAAAGCGGGGTCTATGGCTGGAAGCGCAATAGGCAGTATAATTCCAGGAGCAGGAACCGCACTAGGAGCAGGAATTGGGACGGCTGCAGGTGCAGCAATTGGTGGACTTGCTGGAGGTTTTATTGCATATAAGACACAAGTAAAATATAATAAACAACTTGCAGAAATAAGTGGTGCTGCTGTTGTTCAAAATCAAAATATGCTTGAACAATCAAAACAACTTATAGATTCATACGAACTTCAATATAAACAAAAAAGAGAACAACTTATTATTGAAGGAAAAATTTCAGAAGTTAAACAATTAGATGACAAATATGATAAAAATAGAGCAATTCTTGATGCCGAACGATTAAAACAAAGAGAGTCAGTTTTAAAATCATATGAGTCAACAAAAGGTAATACAAGAAATTCAGTAAATACTGCAATTGATAAAGCAGTTACAAAAAAATATAAAGGCACAACTGAAGAAGGTTTTGTTGGAGCATCAAAAGATATGTTAGGAGAAGCAATAAAAACGGGCAATTTAAAAGATACTCAAGTTGCAGGACTTAAACTTCAACTAAGTGCTGGAGAAATAGCCCCATCAGAAATTATTAAACTTTTTAATACATTTTCAAAGAAAGAAGATCTTCAACAAACAGTTGCTATTATGACTAAATTAGGTGGAGAAGATGGTGCTGCAGCATTAGATATTGTTCAGGCATTTCAAGATTCAAATGGAAAACCAATTGAAAGTTTGCAATCTGATTTTATGCTTCAACTAGGAACTAAAAAAGGTAAGGATGCAGATGAATTTCTTACAATGATGCAAAAGTTCTCTAGGTTAGGTGGAGTTCTTGAACTCGATCTTGAAACAGAAACTCTTTTAAAAAATCCAGAAGCACAAAAAGAACTTTCAAAAGATTTAAAAGCAATTGAAGACAATAAAGGAGTCTTTACTACAAAGATACTTTCTGAAATTGAACCAAAGTTTATTGGAACAGTTGATCCAGAATACTTAAAGAAATTAACAAGTCCAGAACAACGTAATACATACCTTTCAACAATTAGAACATTATTAACATATGACAATGAAATATTAATGAAAGATAAAAACTTTTTACAATGGCAAAAAGAAACTGGAAAATATGGCGGGGCTCAATATAGCAAATTATCATTGCCAGCACAACTTGCTAAATACAGAGAAGCAATAGGTCAAAAGGTTACTGAAACAACGTCTGATACATCTTTTGGTGGTGGCACTGGACCTACTACTCCTGCTGTTAAAAAAGAAAGAGATACAACCTTTGATGATATGGCTAAAAAACTTAAACTTGTACAACAAGCATCTATTGATGCATTAGGCGGAATGAATGCATTAAGAAAAGCAATGAATAATCCAATTAAAAAAGGTGGAGGGTTTAACGCATTTAACGGAATTGCTAATCAATTATTAAAGTCTAAAAAAGTTGGAACAGAGTTTGTTGATTATATTAAAGGGTTGTCTCCAGAAGACATTCAGAAAAATTTTAGTAAATTTGGATTATCTATAAAAGATGGAATTTTAAAAATAGGAAAAGATGCAGCAGTATTAAATAAAGTTCTTAGTGCAATATTTACTGGCGATCTTGTAGCAGACAATGCTAAAAGGATGCAGGAGTTAGCAGACAAAACTAAAGCAGTAAATATTTTAAGACAAAAAGGAGTTTCTTATGAAGTGGCAATGGAAATTGCTGCAAATAATTCTACAAACAAACAAATAATTAATGGAAAACTTAAAGGAAAAGCATTAGATGAAATTATAGCAAGCCAAACTGCAGTTAATAAAGCAGAAGAAAAATACGATAGAGTTACAACCATTGCTCAACAAGATGCGCTTGTAAGACAAAGCATGAAAAATGAAGCATTAATGGCTTATGCTGCACTACAAGAAAAACTAGTTGAGAATGAATATATTCTTCAAAAAAGCGCAGCAACAAATAAGTTAGCAGATAATGCATATGCATTAGAATTAATTACAAGACAAGAAGATAAAATAAATGAAAGATACGATGCACAAATAGCCGCACTTGAAGAAATTAATAAACTACAAGAGCAATCAAATGAACTTCAATCTAAAAAAATGGACATTGCTTCTGCTCTTGCAAGTGGAGATATGGCTGCAGCAGCATCTGCAATGCAAGAATATAGAAATGCACAGATTGCAAAAAATGCAAAAACAAGAATGGAAGCAACACAAAAAGCAAAAGAAAATGCTATTAAAGGTGTTACAAGTCCAGCAGGGCAAACTAGAAAACAACTTGAAGATAGCAGCAAAATACTTAATGAAGAATTAGTTGATGTTGATGAAAAGATTAGATTAAGATTTATAAAAATTGATGAAAATTTAAAGAAAATTGGTGGATATACAAAAGCACAAGCAGTAGGAGTAGCAGAGGCTAATAGACTTGCAATTGCTGCTGGGTTTAAGGCTGATGACGAACAACTAGCATTGTTAATTTCACAATCTGCCGAAGGAATTACAACAGCAACAACTGCTGCTTCACTCAAAGTAGATAAAGCAATGGTACAGTTTAATAAAGACCTTACCGCAGCAGTTCAAAAAACTGGTCAAAATTTTATGGATCCAGCATATCTTAAAGCCCAAACGGACGCACTTATTGCAAATGCAGCAGCAATGGATACTTGGGCAAGTGCTTTTGGTCGCTACCTTGCCGGTATTGGAAAAGATCCAGGATCAAGACCTACTCCTAAAGGTACAACACTACCAACTAAAACTACTAATACACCAAATGGACCAACTGGTGGACCAACTGGTGGATCAACTGGTGGACCAACTGGTGGATCAACTGGTGGACCAACTGGTGGATCTGGAAAAGCATCAGTTAGTGTTTCAGGATCAAACATTAACATAAGTGTGTCATCCCCAGCAAAAGAAATTACAACTGCTATGGATGTTGCAAATGCTAAAGATGAAGCAAGACAGCGTAATTTTCAACAAATATTAGAAACACATGAACAAACAAAAACTAACATAACCGTTGCTATGGCAGATCATCAAACTAAAGTTACAAATGAAAATAAAATGAAAGCAGCAGAGGCTCTTGCTGCAGTAAAAGCAGCAGAAGCACATGCAAAAACAAATGCAGATGCAGGAGAGAGAGTAAGTCTTAAAGTTGCAGAAATGAATGGTATTTATGCCCACAGTATGCAAGCAATACTATTAATGAATGCAAAACAATCAGAAGCAACTAAAAAACTTGAAAACATAGATCCAGCAATAAACAAAGATCCTTTAGTATTTGATTATGTAAGTTTACTTGGTCAAGAAAAACAAAAAGAATCAACTGCAAAAGGAATAGCAGATGAAATAACTGCAACAAAACAATCAGATGCAATTAAAAAACTTGAAAGAATAGATCCAGCAATAAATAAAAATCCTTTAGTATTTGATTATGTAAGTATGCTTGCTGGAGTTAAAAACAACGAAGCAAAAGCACAAGCAGCAGCAGATGCAGTAACTGCAGACAAACAAAAAGCAGCACTTACAAAAGTTACCAAAATGGATATACCTGCTCCAGCATTTGATATTGCAGGCGCAATGGGTAGAGGTAAACAAGCAGATGTAAAAGCAGCAGCAGATGCTGCAGCAGCACAAAAAGCAGCACAAGCAGCGGCTGCTGCAAAAGCAGGAAAAACACAAACAGCAGTTGATGCACAATCACTTCGTGGTATAGAGGCAAATGCAGCAGCAGCAGCAGCAAAACAAGCAGCAGCAATAAAGGCAGCACAAGCCCCATATCAAAAAGCACTTGCACATTTAAATATTAACTCTCCATTAGTTTTAGCAGCAGCAAATGCTGAAAGAGATTATAAAATTAAATATGGAAATATGGGTGGAATGGTTCCCAAATACATGGCATCTGGTGGATTTGCTAGGGGTACTGATACAGTTCCTGCAATGCTTACTCCTGGAGAGTTTATAGTAAATAGAAAAGCAACTCAAAGATTTGGCCCACTACTTAGCGCTATAAATTCACCAACTTTTAAATCGCCTGATTCAATGTCTTCTTCTATTAGAAATTCTAATGGATCAAAAACAGCAGTAAATAATTCCAAAACCCTGTATAATTATAACCTTAGCGTTAATGTGAGTAATAGTGGTGCAAATCCAAATGATATTGCACGTAGCGTTATTAATCAAATTAAACAAGTTGATAATCAAAGAATTAGGAGTTTCTAATGGCTACCGCAGCATATATGAGTGGAAGAAAGCGTTATGCTAGACCACAAGGAATCCTATGGTCAGAAAATCCAGGGACTTTAGAAAATGGAATGTACGTACCAGAAGGATTTGAAATAGGAGCATATACTACAGAGACTACTAATCTTAACAAATTTTTAATCTTATCTGATCACAATCGCAGCCCACTTCAATTTAAAACAGAAAGAATTGAACAAAGGCAAAGAATGATTAATGGAAATATGAGGTCTTTTCATATTGCTGATAAAAATACTTTAAGTGTAGGTTGGAACAATCTACCATCAAGATCTTATTATTCTGTACCAAACTGGGCTACTACTGGAGCAGGCTCTGGTATGACATCACAAAGCCCCGAATACACCGTTGATGGTGGCGCAGGCGGAGTAGAAATGCTAGACTGGTATGAAAACCACACGGGACCATTTTGGATGTTTCTAGCCTATGACAAATTTAATAACTATGTACAAGACGGAACTTCAGCACCATATACACATTTAGAACAGTATAACCAAATTGTTCAAGTTTACGTTTCTGATTTTTCATATACAGTATCTAAGCGTGGACAAAGCAATCATGATCTTTGGGATATTACGGTATCGCTGGAAGAGGTTTAAATGTTTGTAAATACAACATTAAAAAACCATATAGAAACTAATTCAACGCTTGAAACCCGTGCAACAATATTAGCAGAATGGAATATGAATGTTCCAGATAATATTTTTAAATTAGGAAATTATAGAAATAGAGATACAGGAATTGGAAAAGCGTCTCTTTCATTTGATGCAAATGACACTAACGCTTCTTACACGGGAGCAACGGATGCAGACATTGTAGTTGATAATGGATATGACAATGAGGATGTCCCATCATTATTTTCTAAGGATAAAGAAAAACATAATATGTTTTATTCATTAGAAGATTGTGTTAAACCTTTTCGTCCAAGATCTGGAATTAATAAAGCCCTTTATATTCCAGGAAGACATCTTCATAATTTTAATACTAATTTGATTGAAAATCAACAACTTGTTGATAATTCAATTAGTACTATTAGTTCTTTTTCTCAAAGGCCAAGATACTATATGCCAGCAAGAGATGATCAATTTAAATATTGGACGTCTTATAGAACAGAAAATGGGACAGACACTAATTCACCAGAACGGGGTATATCAAAAAATTCTACAACTAACCAATATCCAATTGAAGACGTTGGACCATTTGTAGTATATAAAGAAAATGTTCCCGCTAATAGACTTATAGTTAAAATGCAAACTCATGTTGGAACTAAAAATTTAGGCCCTTTTAATACTTCTACAACTGCTATTGCAGATCCACTTTATGGAAACTCCAATAAACAAGTTCCTATTAATTGGAAAATAGAATACTTATCTGGAAATTCATGGGTACCAGCAAAAACTTTTAATGCTAATTCACTAAGAGATGACGCAACTCCAATAATTAATGAAGATGGATATGTAGAGTTATCCTATGGATTAATTGTCCCAATTGAGCATAAAAATAGATTTATTCATGTTGAAAAGATATCCTCTACAACATTGTTGCCAAACAAATCAATTGATGGCTATGCCTATTTAGTTGTAGGATCAGCAACAGATAAAGGAGTTTACCATATTTGGAACAATACAACAAAAGTTTATCAAACGTTTATTCCTGAGTATGGTTGGAAATTAACAAATTCAGACTTGACTAAAGAAACAAATTTTGTTACTAATTTTACATCACCAGAATATTTTATTAAAGATAACATTACTACATACCGTGAATTTCAATATGTTAGAGGAATTAGAATTGTTGCAGAGACAATGAATAAATTTGCCTCAACATTTGATTTAATTGAGATGTCACCAAGACTAATTGCAAACATATCAAATAAAACTATTAACTACAAAGTAACTAAACAGTTGTCTGATCTTGGATCAACTTCTTTGCCAGTTGGACAACTTCTAGCCTCAACTGGAAATATTTCAATATTTGACGATGACCAAGCATTTAATGAAAATAATACAAATAGTATTATTTCTAAATATGTTACAAAAAATATTAAATTTAATTTTTATGAAACATTTTTAAATGTATCTGGAAATGATTACAGCGTTCCAATTAAAACTTTATATTCAGAAGGTTTTCCACAAGCAGATATAACTGGTGGAACTATATCTTTAGAGTTAAGAGATTTTTATTTTTATTTTGAATCAATGCTTGCCCCAAAACTTTTTCTTACAAACATATCAGTAAGTTATGCAATATCAATTTTGCTAGATGCTATTGGATTTAGTAATTATGTTTATAAAAGAATAGAAGGAGAAATTGATCCAGTAATTCCATATTTTTTTGTGGGACCAGATCAAAGTGTTGCAGAAGTATTAAATAGTTTAGCAGTCTCAACACAAACAGCAATGTTTTTTGATGAATACAATAACTTTATTGCAATGAGCAAAAATTATTTAATACCAGAAGCATCAAAGAGGTCAATAGATACAACATTGATTGGATCAAAAACAAATGAAGATACTGGTGTTATTGAAAATAAATTAATTACTGGTAAAAAACTTCCTAATATTATTTCAATTGCTTCTCAAGATAAAAAAATTTATAATGATGGAAAAATTAATTATACGTCAAGATACATTGATAAAACATATTCAGCAATAGGTGAAGAAACGGTATCAAGCGCAGAGAATAAATTTTGGGTATATAAACCATCGCTTCTATGGGAAATATCTAACTATGAAGAACTAAAAGGGTCAAGTCAAAAATCAAGTGGATTTACATTGTCAGCAATTGCATTAAATTCAAAACTTGAAGGAGTAGCCCCAACTGTAGTTGCTAATCAACTAATAAATAACATTATTGATTTTGGAGAAAGTATTTATTTAATTTCAAGAAATCAAGGATATTTTTATGCTAATGGTGAAGTTATTAAATATGATGCAGTTCAATATTTTGTTGAGGGAATTGGAAATGTATGGATAAGTAGTGATTCTGAATACAAAAATTATTTAAATAAATTAAAATATAATGGCAAAATATATCCAAATGGAAAAGTTAGAATATACTCAGAGCCCTATTATGAAACGGTATCTGGAGTGACAAGAATGAAGAATGGTGCCGTAGCACAACATGGAAGGGCTCAGTTTGGAACGGCTATTGTTTCTCACAAAGCAGCATTAGATGACTATTGGTTCGATCCTAGTAATCGTAAAGGTTGTTTAATGGACTCTAAATATTTATTTGGAGATACTACTTTTAGTGGAACTACAGTTGCTGGCTCTGCTGGTATTTCAAATACTATTGCTAGTTCAGCATTTGTTAATGGTGTAATTAAAAGATTTTTATCAGAGCATCCTTTTACAGAAACAGAAAGATCATCTGTAAAATCCATAGACCCTGCTAAAAATAAAGGATTAGTTCAATCATCAGCACTTGTTTTTAAAGGTAAAGAGTTTATTACAACAGATCCAAAACCAATAGATCACATATCATATGTTTATAAAACACTAGACAAAGCAGTGTTTAAACACTTTGGAGCCAGAATGCGTATTATTGGTGACATAGGAGGAGAATTAAAAACACAAAGTGGTAATGTAATTTCTACCGCAGTCCCACTTTCTGGAATGAAATACTATACAAATAATTCACCATCGCCAGAACAAAATGTTGTTATATCTGGAAACTCTGGAGGACTTGCAATTCTTCTTAATTCAGAAACTAATAATGGATATTATTTTGAGGTTATCGCATTAGACGGCGCCACAAAAGACACTTCAAATATTATATTTTATAAAATTGAACAAGGCACTGGAGAAGCAAATGCCATTCCAACATTATTGTTTAATGCATTCAATGAACAGATCCAATATGACTCTGGAGATTTTGTCGGGATATCAAGAAAATATGCTGAACAATACACAACAGTTTATGATTTAGCAGTAGAGTATGAAGACCTAGCAAATAAAAATACAAGAAGATTTTACCTATATATAAATAATGTTTTAATTGGTCAAGTTGATGACACTTCACCACTTCCAGCATATCCAAATACTGCTTTATTTATTAGAGGATCTTCTAAGTGTATGTTTGAAAATTTTTATGCTCTAACTAACAACTATTCACAAGATGCTGGTTTTATTGTAAGTGATCAAGTTGGAAAAGTGTTTGCAAAAACAGATATTAATGTTGATCAATCATTAAGAAGATATGCAATGAGTGGAATTTTACAAGAATCATACTTAACGGGAATAAGTAGTTTGACTCCTCCAACCTATAGTATTTATTTTGAAGAATTTGGAACTATAATGAGAGAGTGTGCATACATTAATGCAAAGTTTGACAATGCATATCCAGCACTATATGCAAAAATAGTAAATGCTCCAGACAAAGTAAAAGAATATACAATCTCTGGATTTGAAGCAAATGCATATGGAGCAGAGTTTTTAATATTTAATGCAACAGATACTTTATTAGACGTAAGCACAACTACTTCAAACTTTTTAAAAATTCAAGGTATTGCATTTACAAGTGATAGCAGTAATGAACTTACCGTAGATGATTACTTTAAAAAGAAATCAAGTTTTTCAGACCCTGAACTTATTGGCGATGTTATAGTCTATTCTCCAAACATACAAAAAGAAAAATACAATAATGTTAAATTAAGTAGAATGAATTATGGGAAAAGCGCTTTCTCTATAGAAGCAGAATACATACAAACCACAGAAGATGCAGAAAATTTAATGGGATGGTTAGTAGATAAATTAATGGTTCCAAAAAAAGCAATTGGACTAGAAATTTTTGCAAACCCCACAATTCAACTTGGTGATATTATTTCAATTGATTATAAGAATAATAATGGATTAGATCTTGTTACATCTTCTAGTTCACGTTTTGTTATTTATAACATAGAATATTCAAGAGGACTAGATGGACCAAAAATGACTATATATTTGAGTGAGGTGTAACGTAATGGATATATATGGAAATGAAGAAGAAAACGACTGGGTAAATATAGTCAAAGATATAAAGGGTGATGATATAAATTTGACAAGTGAATGGTGGCTAAACCCAATTCCAGGTCTTTCAACCCCCATCAAAGATGTAACAAGTGGATCAACAGGATCAACAGGATCAACTGGTGCACAACGTGTAGAACCAACGCCACCAACACCTTCTAATCCAAGTAGTGGAGGGGGTGGAACTGGAGGAGAAGTATATTTAGTAGCGGGATCAGGATCAACATCATCAAAACCTTCAGTTAAAATTGCAACACCTCAATATGTTAATTTTAAAGATGATAGAAATCTAGAGAGCGCAGATTTTTTAAAAATGTTATATTTTGAACAAATTAATGGTGCAATGCTTTTGTCACTTACAAACAATGCAAATTTAAATACCGAAAGTATAAATTATCAACCAATTGTTAATATGGCAGAAATACAACAAGCCTTAGACCCCAAAGGCATCTTGGCTCTTCAAAACACATCTGACAAATATTTTTTAAATTTTCCTATAAAATTAGAAACAAAGATTCCAAATTACGGAAATGGGCCTGCTGGAACAAATGTTTATATTAATTTTTCAACTGGAAACTTAGTTATAGAAAACATAAATATAAATCCAGGAGAAAAGATTGAAATTGAAACGCTGCGAAATGGTACAATATATGAAACAGATCTTGGAGTTGATACGGAATGATAACAAATAAAGGAAAAGAAATTATAGCAAAATACTTGCTTGGAACAACTCCTGCTTATGCATCATATATGGCTTTTGGTTGTGGACAAAAACCATTGGCAACTGGTGCTGCATCTGTAGATTATTCAGAAAAAGAACTATTAAATTTTGAAATGTTCAGGGTTCCAATTTCTTCAAGAGGGTATGTAAAAGAAGAGGGTGTTAACAAGATAGTATTTACTGCAGAACTTCCAACACAAGAAAGATATGAAATTACAGAAATAGGTATTTATTCTGCAGGAGGAAATCCATCCGCTTCAGGATTTGATAGTAGAAGTTTATTGTTATTTACAGAAGAAGAGCAATGGCAATACCTTGATACTACACTAAAAACAATTCCATCAATAACTTCAGCACTTGATGAAAGTGATGATAACATTATTACAACAGCAAACAGTGTGTTTCAAGCAGCAGCGGACAATAGAATTTTTTATAAAACAAATAGAAACACAAAAAATGAAAGATGTAGATTTTTAAATAATATGCTTTTAGTAAAAGGAAATTATAGTACTATTAAAGATATTACTAATGTAACATCAAGTTTATCTGGAAAAAATTATATAGCAAAAACTGGACTCAATATTAATTTATCTCAAAATTCATTATCAGATAAAATTAAAATTGCATTTTCTCTTGTAAATAAAGACGCAAGCACTTATACAAAACCAGGTAGTTTAAAAATTATTTTAGAGTTTATTAATAATAGTAATAATGATACTAAATATGCAAGATGTTTAATTGATTTAGTTGATGGAGCAGGTGGAATTGATTTTGATACTAACAGATATTTTGTAGTTGAAAAAACATTACAAGATTTTGTGCAACAAGAAGGATTTTCTTGGGAATCTGTTACTTCTGTTAAATTGTACTCATGTGTTGTAACTTCATCAGCCGTAGTAGAGACACACTATATTGCTTTTGATGCAATTAGGTTTGACAATGTAAGTACTGTTAATCCTCTATATGGATTAGTTGGATACTCTGTTATTAAAAATGCTAATGCAGAGCCAATTGAAAAATCTCCAAACACAAACAATTATGTTGAATTTAGAATGTCTTTAGATATTGGTAACGTTGTATAATGGCAGTAGATAAAAACATTACAAAATCTTTATTATTAAAAAAAGATTTACCGCCAGTCACTAGCGCTAATCAACACGTTGTAAGGTATAGAGTTATTTCTGAAAACCTTAACAAAGTTTCCGCATGGTCTTCAATTTATTATGTTGATTCTTATCCTATTCCATCAACTGCTACATCCATTACTAACTTAGCAATTGCTTCTGGTACTGTAACCGTTACCACAGCATCTGCACACGGTATTAGTGTTGGAGAGACTGTTACTTTTTCTAGCACAATATCTCCGTTTGCTGCAGTTACTGGGGCGCAAATAGTCCTAACTGTTCCAACAATAAACACTTTTACAGTTCTTATTGGTTCAAGCACAGTTTCATCTGCTGCTACAACCGGTATTGTTACATCCATTATTGTAAATAAAGTTAACATAGTAAGTGGTGGAGGCTCCTGGTCTGTTACTTGGAAAGATACTGATTTTAGAGAAAAATATGATATTTTTGTTAAGTTTGACAATGCAGCATCTTATTCGTATCACGGAACCGCAAGTGTAGGAAATGCAATTACCAAGGTGACTACATATACATTTCCAAATACTGGAACAACAAATGTTAGAGTAACGATTCAGCCTGAAGGAATTTTAAAAACACAAAACAATTCATTAAAACTTTTTGAGTCTGTTTTGACAACGGTAGCATAAGTTAAATGATATAATGGAGGAATAATGGCAAAACTAACAGTACCACAAAGAGGGCAACCCTTAGATGTTTCTTATATGTATTCTTTGGTTGAAACGGTTAATCAACTAAGCGAGATTGTTGGAAGTAATCAAAGTATTACAGAAATTAAAGGAAGTAGCGGAGTTCCCAAAACAGTAGCAACTGGAAGGGCAGTTATTTATGGTGTTACAAAAAGTGTTGCAACTTCTAAAAATGTTATTTCTACTGATAACGAAGTAACTTTTAACGTTGACTACAATTTTAATTCTCCACCAATTGTAGTAGCAACTCCTTGGAATGCAGGAAATACAGATGCTGGAAAAAATGTTTCAGTTGTTATTACTCAAGTTTCAAGCACTAATGCTTCATTTCTTGTCAGATTTAATACTAACGGATTGGCAACTGTTGACGTAAATGTTCTTGCCATCGGAATTCCGACTAAGTGAAATGTATAAGATGCGGTGGTATTGTTTTTGTTGATAGGCAGTACAGCACAAAAGAACATATTGAAGTTTACTGTGTAATTTGTGGTAAAAGAAAATTTTACCATCCACCAGACAGCAGCAAAGAGGGATCATGGATTCTACAACAGGAAATATTGAGGGCCAAAACTACAATCAGTCCGCTATAGTTTCAGGCAATAAAACTATTTGGTTTTTAAATAATGACTTAGTCAAGGTGCATCATAGAAACAGATCAGACGGAATTGTTGCGCTTTACAATATAAATAAAGATAGGATTGAAACTTGTTTTATTGCGGAATTTAAAAAGAAAAGAGAAAAGGCATATACTATTG